TCATCCCATTTCTTTTTAAGTGCGTTAAGGTCATTAATACGCTGCTGTATGCCGGCGCGCTCCGCCTCGGTGGCGGTATTAAGTGCATCGGTGTAATATGATAATTCCTGGTTAAGCTGCTCGTAGGTCTTTACCTGGTCTACCGGTGTATCTACGTGCCCGGCATTGTCTATTTGCTTGCGTAGTCCCTCCAGGCGCTTAATTTCGGCATCGTAACCGGCTATGTTATCGGCTGTAGCTTTTTTGCGTAAAGCCTGCTGTTTTTCTATTGCCGCGTCTACTTCCTCGATAGTCTTAGGGTCTTGCAGATTTAGTGGGCTTTCGGCTTCCTTAGCCGCCTGCGCTGCTTTCTCTGTAGCTGCTATCTGCTTGTTAAGCCAGTCTATAGCTTTCTTGTTAGCCGGGTTGGTTGCCTCCAGGCGCTTTTTATAGACTTCCAGGTTATGGGACAAATCGGTATAAGATTTTGCATCGGCTATAATCTTATCTTTGTTTTTATCTTTAGTCGTTTTGGGCGTTTCAACTTTAGCCTCCGGCATAACCAGCGGTTTAGTATTTTTAGCGTCCTTAGCTATGTCGGATTCCAGGCGCTTTGTACGCTCCTGGGATTGCTTTAACGCCGCGCGGTTGGCCTTATCCTGTGCGCTGTTAGCTATCCATTTAGTTGCATTTGCTCGCGCTGCGCCTTTATCTGTATAATGCCAGTTCCCATCGTTTCCCACTTCTTCGTAGCCGCCCTGTATGGTATGACTTCCGCCGGGCACTACGTCGCCAGTGTTAACGTGATGGCGGGCGTTAGCGGCATCGTTGGCCGTTTGTATCTTATCCGCTAAGCTAATTTGTGTGCGGTATTCCTCGGTTAATTGCGCCAGGCGTGCCGCTGCTTTCGCGCGCTGTACGAAAGAATTTACTACGGCCTGCGTATTCTTGCTAAATGCGTGCTCGGCATCCGATACGGTTCTAACTCTAATACCCAGGTCGGCAAACGCGTTTTGGTTATTCTTAACCCAGTTTATCTTACTTTGCTTATCGGTTAGATTCTTCCAGGCTGCCTGCAATTCTTTGTACTTAGTCATTAACCCGCTGTAGGTTTCAGACTGTGTGCTATTATAGGTATCATTAGCGCGCTTCGATGCCTCGGCCACTGTGTCTATACCGTCGGCGGCTTTGTCGGCCGATTGCGCGGCCTCATCGCTTTTATTAACGAAATACTCTATTAGCATCGTTAACCCGGCTATGGCTGCACCTACTCCAGTACTTATAAGTAAACCGCGTATAGCTATCTTTAGCGTCGTGGCGCCTATCGCGCCGCCTGTAAATGCCGCCTGTAGCACTCGCGTAGTGGCGGTTACTGCTATAGCCGCGTTACGGTACAGATACATACCGGCAGCGGCTAATTTACTTTTAACGGTAAATGATATAAACGCGGCGCCCAGTAGCTTAATAGCCGCCGCGGCATTAGTAGCATTAGCCGCCAGCATTGTAACGTTAGCCGCCGCGGATAAATAGGGCATAGCCGCTTGGGCTACTCCGCCTATCTGATTCTTAATAGCTGCTAACTTATTTTCAAGTTGTTTTTGTTTACCTATGTCGGTCTTACCTAATTCGGCGTTCATATTACCTACGTTATCCGTTATAATTTGGGATAACATAGCGGCGCGCTGGCTTTCGTCGCCATACTTCATTACTTGTTCCTGTGATGCGGTAAACGTTATACCTACGCGGCGTAATGCGGACGTTTGTCCCTGCATCGCTTTGCCCATCAAATTAGCGACACTATAAGCATCTTCTTCGGTAGCGTTAAGGCCTTTTTGTTGCGCTATCAAATTATTCATAGCCGGTATTAATGTCTCCAGGCTGCTTTTTTGAGTTAAGAAAGTAGCTACCTGCTGCGCTCCGCGTTTCTGTACAGTTCCGCCGATAACGCCTAATTCGGTCTGTGCCTTAATAACGCCGTTAATACTTTCTATTTCGGCGTCGCTGGCATCCATACGCTGGCGCATAACGGTTACTAACTGCGTCTGTGCCTGCTTCGCATTTTGGTAGCCCTCCGTTAGCCCGCTAAGTGTACCCATTAGCTGGTTAATGCTGCTACTTGCCTGGTTAATACCTACAGATATGGCCGCAAAGTTGATAGCTTTAGCGTTAAACTTCTGCGCCTCGGATAGGGTAGAGTTTAGCGCCTTTTTGAAGCCGTTGGCGTCATTGGCCAAATTCTTAAAGCCATTGCCGTCGCCGTCAAGTTTAAACGTTATAGATATGGTGCTTTTGCCTGCCATCGTAAAAATATATTTATGCTGTTGTACCTAATTTCTTCGCTATTTCGTCCATCCTTTTACGCCGTTGTTCCGCAGTCATTTGCTTAGCTTTTGGCGCTTCCGTTTGTTCGTTATCCCACGCAAAAGGTAATAGCTTATGCGCGGTTAGTTTCTGTTTTACGTGCGGCTGTATAGTGATAGTGGCTAACAGGCGCGTACGCTCCCAGCTTTCTTTATATTCGGCATCGCGCGTTTCTTGCCACGCCTTGCAAACCTCCTCAAATTCTACAGGCGTACACCTGCAAAAATCTTCGTATGATATGCGCACACGCCCCAGCGCGATGCCTAATAATTCAGTTATTTTAAAAGGCTTTTTTTTTGCCCTTTAGTTTTCTTTCCGCTTTCTGATTCCTCGGCCTCCGATTCAGACTGTATCGCCTGGCTCCAGGCGTTCATATCCGCGGGCTCTATACTATCCGCAAAGTCCATTAAAGACAAATCAAACGGTATATTATCCTTTTTACAGGCCGATACTACGCAGCACCATAGATAGGTGCATAAATCGCTAAACCCGCCGTCGATGTCTGTAACTTCGCGGCCAGTTTCATTTTTAAAGCGAAGCATAGCCCCCATAGTTGGCCTACAGGGGTATGCTTTGCCATTAATATTAATCTCTATCTTTGCCATAGTTATGGTGTAACTACATTTTCGGTAATAGCGGATTCGTCTAACGTTGTAGGCTCGCCGTCATTATCCAGTGAGATACTCCATGTACTATCATCCTGCGCAGGGTCTACGCGTTCCAAAGATGCGATAACGAAATTACCTACTAAGTAGGGCGTATCGCTATTTTCACGTTCCATACATTTTACTTCTACACTTTTACCGGCTTTCCAGGCTGCTAACAGTTCCTTATAACCGGCTTCGGTTTCGTCATAAAAGTTCAAGCCCTCGGCAGATATGGAGATACTAAGGCCTGTAACGCCTTTTCCTTTCCATAAGCCCGCCGAAATTGATTTTGTAGCTACAGGCTTAACGGCGCGGTCTTTAGTCTCGCTGTTAAGTGTCGTAGTGTGTGTGGTACAGTGCCCGCAGGCTTTACCCGCTAAGTACAGTAACATATCACTACCATTGCAGTAACCCGTCTTTGTTGTTGCCATTTTCTTATGTTTTTAACGTTTATATTTTAACACTAAATACTAACTGCTGTACATAGGCATCATCCTGCCAGGCTTCCTCGCTGTCGTTTAAAATGCAACTGCGCATAACCAGGCCGTCCGATTCTCCCTGGGCGTAATCTAACGCAGCCCTTACGGCCTCCGCCATTTCTACGCCCTCTTTGTACTTTTCCGTGAAGCAAAGCACCTCTATTTGCACGGTGTCGGCTCCTGGTTGCTTCGCCTTTGTTGGGTTATGCTCCAGGGCCGTACGACGGTACAATATGTACGGCAGCGTCGCTTTATCGGTTGCCACCGGAAATACGTTACCCGTCATAGCTTTAACGTCGGCATCCTCTAACAGGATAGCACGTATAATGCTACCGGCGCTTAGTGATGTCTTTTTATTTGCAGCCATATTTCTTTGCTATTTTTTGTACATTGTTCATTAATTCAATTCGTAAATGCTCTGTTACGCTATCTTTAACCTGCGATTCTGTTTGGCGCATAAATCCGTACCGCTTCATCCGTCCCGTAGCGTGTCCTTTTCGGGCACGCGTAAAAATACGTGTTTTGGTTTTAGTCTTGCGGTCTTTGGTTCCCTCTTCCGCCCAGATAAGTATAGGCTTTTTAAGGCCTTGCCTATTTTTGTGAAATCCGTAATCTTTCCCGCCGTCCTTAGTCGCCTTTTTCGTACCGATTGTAACGCGAAATCCTGCGGTACGCTTAAATACCACCGCCCGTACTCCGCTTTCCATATCCTTATCGGTTCGGATGCTTCCGCGCAGATTGTTTAATGCTGTCTTACGCACCTGGTTAGCCTCCCTGCGGAAAGCCCCTTTAAGTGCCTGTAGTCTCTGCTTTACGTCCATTTCAGCGAATAACCGCTGCAAATTAGCATCGTCGTATGTTAAAGCGCTTTGTCCCATTACTCATTAACTCTTACACAAATCAAAGTATTCATACCGCGGTCGATGTTTGGTATAATGTTGGTTATAGTATATAGATAGCCGCCTTTCTGTTGTAGCCTCCAGTTCTCACCTACCGGGTGGGCATCGCGGATATTAAAATCTGCGTTGTAGTCCGGAAAATGCTCGCCTACTTCCTCGCTACGGTAGCCGGTAGCCTTAACACGTTCAGCGTGCACGGTGCGCGTTTCTACGTATTCTATGGCTTCTTCTCCGTACTCGTTAGTAGTCTTTTTCGGCTCTAACAGTGTTACGCTATATTTCATTCTACCTGCCTGCATTATACTGTAGTCGTTGTGGTTGATGTCGTTGTATTAGTGTCGTCTACTAACTTACGATAAGGTTTAATTAGGGCCTGTAGTGTGTCCGGTACTTCGTGCATCTGCGTAGTACTTACCGATTCGCGCTGGTTGTACCAGTGTGCGGCTAATACCATTATAGCGTGCTGTAATGTGGACGGAAATGTACCGCCGCCCATACTCGTTAACTCCGATTCCGTACGATTGGTAGCGTTTATAACACTTTCCTGGGCTGCATCTATAAGATGCTGCAAATACGTATCATCGTCCGCGAAATCATCCGCTCGCACGTGTTTTTTAAAAAGTCCCAAACTTACTACAGTGGCCATAATTAAATCCTCTTAGTTACTTAGATTCCTACCTTGCCCAGCTTAAACGCTTCTTTACGCAGTGTCTTAGTACCGTAGTCGGTATTCAGAACAAAGTCTACGGCGTCCTTGCGTGCCTGGCTGTATGGGTCTACGATAAAACGCAGCGTGCCAAATAAGCCCATAGGCTGGTATCTCCAGTCACCCAAACCGATATACTCGGTTACTACTGTAACCTTAGCTATCTTTCCGCCTGCCGGTGCCGTGATGTCTGCCAAAGCGTGTTCTACTGTGTCGCCCGTTACCTCATAAGTAACTGTATCGTTATCGGTCAGTGTGTATGCTGCCCAGGCGTTAGTACTACCCGCCGTGTATTTCTGATAAGATATTACACGCTTACTAATAGTATTAGTAGTGTAAACTGGCAAACCGCAAAGGATATGATTTTGTATCATAGGTACGTGGACGCCCTCGGCGTTAATAGGTATTCCCTCCAGGATTGCTTCCTGGCTCTTGCTCATAATCCAGCAAAGGTGCTCGCCGTCGATTCCGGTACTAAGTACTGCGGCTTTCATCTTACTATTAAGCTGTGCAAATGTAGGTACGGCAGATAATGCTACGGCGTTATCTACCAGTCCAACAAACGGGCCTACCAGGTTAGTAGCGCCGTTAACTTTCTCGGTGCTAAACAAAATCTTGTTAAGCAGCAAACGGATAGAAAGCGGCATAATCTCGCGTACGATGGTTTCCAGGATTCCGGCACTTTGGTTAAGTGTCTGATTGGTTACAGGGATGGCGATACCTACGCGTTCCGGTGCTGCCTGCATTTTACTAAATGGTATCTTAGTATCGCCCAGCGCTACGCCCTCGCCGGCTAACTGTGCTTCTACCATTTCGTACATAGGCCATACATAATCGCCGGCCAAACCTGTAGGCATTGGCAAACCTACCTTATCCAGGATAAATCCCTCGGTAAGCGGCTTAATGATGTCTTGGATATTAAGCGGTACTATAGCGCCGCTGGTAATATCGCTAACCATCATAAGGTCACGGACAAAAACAAGTTCTGTCTTTTTACCCAGTGTTGCATTTTCGCGGATAATCTTAATAGCGTCCTCACGGGCGTTAGGATTCTCGCGCAGGTGCTCGGCCGTTGCAGCCTGCATCTTCATACTAAGCAACTGATTTTCGCGCGCCAGGGTTTCGTACTCCTTAGTCTCGGCCTCGGTGCGTTCGCGCTGCTCCTTTTCGCACGTATCGGCCATTTCGGTGATACGGTCGCAGTTCGCCTGGTATTGGTTAACCAGTTCGCGAACATTCAAAGTTTTCTTTTCTTTTGGCATTTTCTAAAACTTTTATTGTTAAACATTATCGTTAAATTCTATGCCCGGCAGCGCGGCGCATTTCGCGCACCTGCTCGCGCATTTTTGTTATTTTCTCTTTGTCGTCTTGCTGTTGAGGCTTAGCCGATTCGTGTAATTTGTCCGCAAAATCACGGGCTTCTACGGACGTGTCCGGGTATGCTGGGTCGGCTGCCAGGGTAAAGTCATAAATACCAGTGATGGCCTTAACATTGTAGGTTATCATAGTCACACCGTTAACTACATTAGCCGTACGTTCTACGCAGGCATCATCGTAATAGCGCGTACTAAACATAAAACTACACCCGGCTATATCTCCACGTCTAACCAGTTCCAGGGCCTTATCACCATCGACGGTATTAGGCGCGTCAAATTCAAAGCTAACGCCTTTATCGTCCACACGATATTTAAGCGTTCCACTGCCTTTGCAGCTACGCGCTAATATTAACTGCCGGTCGTGAAACATTGTAAACTTAATGTCCTGGCCGTCTAATAGTTCGGTAGTTACTGCTTCTTTCGCTATCACTTCGCGCGCTTCGCTATCCTCATCGCTCCATAGCGGGTTAGATGGCACACCGAAAAGTATAGCATAACCGGTAATAGTGCGGCTGGGCTCTTCGCCCTCTCCGGCTTCGCGTACCTGCACGTCGCTACAGGTGTGTAGCATCCTAACTACTACTTTGTCTTTATTGTTCGTCTGTTTCATCCTCTTTGTCTTTATTTTTGTTACTATCTTTGTTATCTGTAGTCGGTTTAGCCGGCGCCGTTAGGGCCTCGTTGATTCCTCTAAGATTAGCCGATACCAGTACGGCGTCGCCGCCCTTAACTGGTTCTTTGTTTTCTTCGCGTCTCCACTCGTTAACGGTGTAGATTCCTGCCGCTATAGTCTGTGTCTGATATTTAACCCTACTATCCAGGTCACACGCGTATAAGCCGCGTCTGTCAAATTGAAATTTACGTTTTGTCGCCAGGGATGGCGCTATCAATTTACGCAGCAATTCGTTTTCTATCTTTCGTAGTAGCGGGTTAAGTGTGTTACTTAGGAAAGCTACGTTAGCCATTTCCGCGGACTTGTAATTATTGCTGGTATCGTCAAAAACAAAGGATGGATGCACGCCGAAAAATCGGCAAATCTCACGTACCGTAAATTTTCGGCTTTCTAAAAATTGCATATCCGTGCTGCTCATAGATATTTGTTTAAAGTCCACCTGGCCAGGTAGGCTAACAATATGCTGGCCCGCGCTAAACTTACCGTCTACGTCTATGGCGGTCTTAGCTAACTGGGCGTCCTGGTATTCTCCGAAGCCGCGCACGCTGGTATCATTAGACACTATGCCGCGCACGTTTCCGCCGTTAGCAAATCTTTTCAGTGTTTCGTTATCTCCTGTAGCTGCTATACCCGCAGTTAATCGGGCAAAGGTTAATACACTAAGCCCGTTTTTTCCGTCCAGGGTTAAGCCTTTTATATGTATTACTTCTGATTCGTCGTACACGCCATATACGCCGTTAGTCAAATCGCTAATAGTGTATCTGTCGTAGGTCGTATCGTGCATAACGCAGCGCGAATTACATAGCGCCAGGCGGTCGGCCTCCAGGGTAACAGGGTTGTATATCGGTACTATGTAGGCATTACCGGTTAGCAATACATTTTGTATTACCTGCACCCAAAAATCAAAGGCGTTAGTATTATTGTCCGGCTGTATGTTTAATAGATAACTAAGGCGGCTACTGGTGTCGGTAGCAAACAAATCACCTTTAAGGCGCATAACTTGTATAGGTAGATTCGCTACGCTCTCGCTAAGTAGCTTAACGCAGCGGTAAACGGTAGCTATATTAAGCGCCGTTTGGTCGCTACCGTACATTAGGTACGACGTGTCGCCAGTACGCGCCGGGGACGCGGTACTATTTGTAGTATCGGTTCCGGCGGTCGTAGTGGCTGTATCACGTCTAAACCATCGTATTATGCTATTCAAAAACCCCATTTTCTTAGCTAAAATTTAAAGTACTTCTATAATTCGTACCAAATCATAGCAAAGTGCACCACTTATAAGGTACACTAAGGTAGGTTAAGGAACATTCAAAAAATTATTATACTTTTTTAACGTTCATAGTCTATAAATAAGCGCAAACACATTAGCATAGTTATTACGCCGTCTATCCTTTGCGTCTGTTTACGCTTTATCGGCTTGCTGTTCTCCAGCTTATCGGTATCTAAAACCGCATTACCGAAGCAATACGCGTTAATAGGGTTATCGTTTATGAAAATATGCCCTGTCTTAATTCCGTGTTCAAAGGATTCTACGGGCGCCGTAAAGTTTCCGTATGTCTGTTTTACACCTTTCAGCACGTTGTCGGCTCCGGATGCTGCCAGCATATTAATTACTTCCTGGCTTTTCCAGGGGTCGTAACCTATACTAAGTATAGTAACCACGTCATTAAGTCGCAGGATATAATCTACTATCGTGCGATAGTCGATAACATCGCCAGGCGTCAATATTAAATAGCCTTTTTCGGCCCATACGCGGTACATTTTTTCATTGGGATGGTTAGGCAGCGCGCCTTTAGGAAAGAAATACGCGGTATGGTAGTAGAAATTCTTTTTAAGGCTGTCATATATGCCCGTAGTAACTGCGCTAAAGTCTCCACTTTCGCTAAGGTCTATAGATACCATCGCCGCTGGCCGTCCCTTAATACCATCTAACGGCATCGGTATGCTAACACGTCGGGCCAGTGTGCTACTTATCCAGCATTTTTGCTCATTTTCCGCGTATATGTTAAGCAATTTAGTGCGGAAAGCTAACATAGCTTCAGCGCCATTACGGATAGCCTTTTTATATTCCTGGCGGTAAAAATCCATAGATACGGTTATACCTAAATGCGGCTGTACTTTGCGCCAGGTGCTTTCGTCGTCCTCCGCGTCGTCTATGTCCGGTTCAAACAAATGCACAAAAAGGCTATCATCGTCAAAGTCCCCCAGCAACATAGATTTATAACCCTGTAGCATTTCATAAAACGGGCCGTCGAAAACGTCCGAAGCGGTTGTAATAATCATCGTTAGCGGGTTATCACGCACGCCCATAGACGTAGTAAGCACGGTTAATAATTCGCTATCGCGTGCCTGGCTAAATTCGTCCATTACTACGGTACTGGCGTTTAGTCCGTCCTTTGTCCTGGCATTGGCCGTTAGACACTGGGCAAATGCCGTACGGTCTTTTCGTCGGCTCTTAATTGTTTGTTCGTTAACTGTATATCTCCGCTGCTTAGGGTCTAACTTTCTAAAACATCCGCGTATCACGTCGAAGCACTTTTTAGCCTGGTCGCTGCTATTAGCACCGGTGTAGCACTCCGCGTTTGCGTCGCCGTATAATACGTCATACACGATGGGCGCTGCGCTGCTGGTAGTCTTACTATACTTACGCGGAACATATAGGCACGCTTCACGTACTACGCGCCGAAGCACGCCGTTTTCATCCTCTTGCCAAAATCCGTAGATGCTGGCAAATTGAAACGTTTGTACAGGTGTTAACTTGTATTGTTGTTGGCCGGTCTTGCCAGGAAAGTACAGATTTTCATAACAGGTTATAAATTTCTGTATCTCCGTAACGTTGAGGCCGTATTTATCCACCAGCGTAAAAAAGCGCCGTACTGCTAACTGCTCGTATAGGTTGTGGGCGTCCGGATGCTTAGCTACATTCGTGGTATATTCTACCAGTCGCGTATCTACGGCATCTAAATTATAGTCCGCTATCGGTAAATGGGCCAGGGCTTCGCTAACTTCTTCTTTCGCAGTTCGCAGTCGGTCTTTTTCTTCTTCGGTCATAGTCTATTACGTACGTTAATGTAATGTCGGTTTTGTTTTATTCCTACCAGGGTCGGCAGCTTCTTTTTAGATTCTGCTATGGCTCTGTAGCGTAACTGCCTGGCATTGTCTTTTAATTCTTCATCGTTCAATATATAGCGGTCGCTATCTCCCTTAATAATTTCGTAGATGCTACCGGCGTCAGCAATAACCAGGGTTTCATCTCTTTCCATCATTGCCCGCACTATTACGTTTAACGATAACCGGATTTTTACCGGCGTTCTTTACTTTGGTAGTCAAATCTACCAGTGGGTCGTCGTCCATTACTCCGGATAAGTCAGTGGCCGTTAGTCCTAACGCTTTCATCTGTCGCGTTACGCTATCCTGGGCGTCTCTCTGCACTTTAAATGCCGGGTGCGGTGCCATCTTTTCGCCGTACCGGGTGGTCTCCATAACCGTAGTTTCGGTTAGGTCGTCTATTTGGTCGTTCGCCAGGGACAAAGTACGCAGCGCGGACGCTAACGCCAGTATCTGTATATTCAGCGATTTACTATAATTTCCGCACGTTTTTAGTGCATTTTTGACCATTTTTTCATAGTCAGCTACTTTTTTTGCCATAATATGTATATTTATTCGTTTATACCAAAAGTTCCGAAAATCCAAAAATCTACTTACAAAAAATCGAAGGTTGGGGTGAGGTTTAACCGGGGTAGCCCCCATTTTAAAAAACGGCCCCCCCCTGCTTCACTCAAAATATTTTTTTATTATTTTTTCTACGCGTTCGCTATTACGCTTGCGCGTCGCCTCTTTACCACTACGCCCCATATCTGTATGTACTTTAACGTGGCAGTCGTGGCATAGGGCACGTAGGTTAGTAGGGTCAAACATAAGTCTCACTTTCTCACGATAGGTTACTGCACTTTCTACCGGTGTCACGTGGTGTACTTCTGTAGATGGTGTTATATATCCGTCCGCCTGGCATTGCTCGCATAGTGGATGCCTGGTTATAATATCACGTCGTAACTGTAACCACTGCATTGTATGTATTAATCTAACATAGTCTTTATCTTTTGCCATAGTAATTATATATTATTCTTTTTATGCCTTACCGGTACTACGCCATCGGGCGTATGCTCCCAGTTACCCAGGTCGTTAAACATATCGGTTATAATCTCTTTGTCTGTCTGCCTATCTGATTGCTTACGGCATCGTATCTCTGCGGCATCTATATACTGGCATAGCATATTAAGTAATGCTGTATTAAATTCGCATACATTCTTAAAGCCGTAGGCCTTTTTAATATGCTGTAGTCTATTATATAAATCATCATCTACAGATATATTAATACGTCGTCTTTTCTTGTTATTATCCATTAGCGCAGTATTTATGAGTTAAGTAATTAAGGCTATCCAGTAGGCTTTGCTGTACGCCTGTCTTATTGTCTAAGGCTGCGTTAGCGCGTTCGTCTACAGTATTAGCGCATAATAATTTATATACTGTTACCGGGTATTGCTGGCCCTGTCTGTGTAGTCGGGCATTAGCCTGCTGGTATAATTCCAGGTTCCATCCGGTACCAAACCATACAATATAGTGGCCGCCCTGCTGCATATTAAGGCCGAAAGCTGTAGCCGCAGGATGCGCCAGTAGTACGTCTATCTTACCCGCGTTCCAGTCTAATAGCTGCCGTTCATCTTTGTAGGCCTCAACTTTATAGCCTTTAAGTTTCTTAGTTATGCGGGTTATGTCGTGCTTATACTGATAGAAAACTAATACGCTGCTTCCGTTAGCGGCTTCTACTATTTCGGCTAATTTATCCAGCTTTTCGTTATGTATTTCGTGCACGTTTCTATCGTCGTCATAGATGGCGCCGTTAGCAAACTGGCTTAATTTATTCATAAGTCCGGCGGCACTATTAGCCAGGACGTTTGCCGGTTCCCCCTGGTGGGCGTCGTTAAACTCTATAACTTTATCCTTTTCAAACTTCGTATAAGCTGCCATAGTGGATGGCGATAACTCTACTTTAACCGTGTGTGTCAGTAGTGCCGGTAACTGTAGATAGTCTTTTGCCTGCATTGATAGGCATATATCCTCTATCTTAGTCTTAATAATATCGTCGCAGCCTTTCTTTACATCGCAGCGGACTATTATATTATTCCATTTGTGTGTCTCAAAATAGGTCTCACGATATTTGGATATACTTTTGCCTAACCTGGCGCCCATATCTAAACAGTACATTTGTGCCCACAAGTCTATTAAGCCGTTTGGCGCCGGCGTACCTGTCAAACCGATAACGCGTTTAACCGTGGGTGTTGCCATACGCATAGCCTTAAATCTTTCACTTTTGGACGATTTAAAACTGGTAAGTTCGTCGATAACCAGGACGTCAAAAGGCAGCATACCGCCGTATATACCTACCAGCCATACAAAGCTATCGCGGCCGATAACGTATATATCCGCTTTCTGCTCCAGTGCTAACCGGCGCTGCTTTTCTGTGCCCATTACTTTTGCCACACGCAGCGTTTTAAGATGGTTCCACTTTTGCGCCTCGGTAGTCCAGGTAGTTTCGGCTACTTTTTTCGGTGCTACTACCAAAACGCGGCTAACTTCGCAGTCGTCTATAAGTTCCTGCACGGCCGTTAGTGTGCTAACCGTTTTGCCCAGGCCCATATCTAAAAATAAGCCGCAGCGTTTATGGTCTAAAATCCACTGCATAGCCGTGCGCTGATATTCATAGGGTTTATATTGCATTGCTATAGGTCTTTATTATTTTGTCTATTGATTCTTTATTGTCGCAGATATACGTATCATAGCCCAGCTTATTAAGTGTGCGAAGCCTTATATCTTGCAGCGCAGTAGTATGCTTGCCTTTGCTTTTCAGTTCTACCCAAATAGTTATCGCGCCAGGTAACAGTATAAGCCTATCCGGATAGCCGGCCATATTTTGGTTGCTATATTTGAGGCACACACCGCCCAGCTTTTTTACTTCGTCCACTAAATAGCGTTCTATCGCTTTTTCCGATACTTCGGCGTGGTTAACTATGTCTGCTATTTTTTTCTTCATCTCTTTTAAATTTTAAGTTGGTAAACCGAAATCTTAGTAAACTCACTTTTTCTATATACTATAAATATACATATACTTATATCTACTATATTACCTATAAAATACATATATAACTATACTTACTACTATAGTACTAAATTATAGTTTACTTAGTTTACTATTATGTAATTTATTTATTTTCAGCCATTTAGCGGTAAACCGAATTAAAATTTTTGGTTTACCTTTTAGTTTACGGTTTACCATTACAATTTTGTTAAAAAATGTAATTTGGTTTACCAGGTTTACTTTTAATGCTGTTTTTATCATCTCAGTTTACCATTTATATCTCGCCATCGTCTATTTCGGGTATCTCCAGGATGCGCCTAAAACCTTTTTGTACGCCATACAATTTAGCGGCGTGCTTTGTCGTGCTAAGGCGTTCCCATCCTGGCATATTATCCAGGTATTTACAAACTCGGCGCGCCAGGTACTTATAGTCTTTGTCTGTCATATCACGGCCCAGGCGTTCACAAATAAACTCGGCAGCGCATATACGGTCACGCTTAACGGTTCCGTCCTCATCCAGCGGGTCGGGGTTACTTATATAAGCGCGTCGGCGTTTTAAGTCCCAGCTATCCCAGTCGGCAGGCAGTAACGTATCTACAAAAGTGGCTAACGCTCCCTGTAACGGGTCGTCGTTGTCGTCGCTGTAGTCTTTTTGCCGTTGTCTTGCTTCGCCCTCCAGGTCTTTAGGCAGATACAATTTTTCACCGTCCTTATATCTTTGCACGGCCTCGGCCCAAAGCTGGTCGCGGTTATTATCCAGGTCGTCGTTATTGTATCGCCGTAATGATTCGTCGGTAGCTATTACCCAAAATCGGCGGTTAGTGTCTCCTTTTAAAAAATAGTCCTCGTTGGTGGTACCACAAAAAACGCATTGGCGCGGATGCTTTTCTACTACGGTGCCGTACGCGGCCCTGTATATGTCGTCACGCCGCGAAATGTAGCCTTTAACCTGCTCGACGTCGCTACGCTTAATGCTGCTTAATTCGGCTAATTCTATTATCCAGCCGCAGCGTAGTGCCTCCATACCGTTTTTACCCTCGGTCGTAGTAAGGCTGTCGCTAAACCATTCGCCGCCCATTGTATTAAATAGCGTTGATTTTCCCAGGCCCTCTACACCCTGTATAATTAGGCAGTAGTCGTATTTGCAGCCTGGGTTAAATACACGTGCTACGGCTGCCGTAAAATGCTTACGCGTCATAGCGCGATTTAGTGGCGTGTCCTCGGCTCCCAGGTAGTCTATGATTAACTTATCCAGTCGCGGCACTCCGTCCCATTGTAGGCCTTGCAAATAGGCTCTTATCGGGTGTATCTGATTCTTTGTTAGTATTACGTCTTTTGCGTCCTTGATTTTATCTTTTCCGGTTACGTCGTAGTTTTCTTCCATATACACACGCAAATTAGCGTCGTCCCTGTTACCCCATTGCGTGGCCTTTTTATCCCAGGGCAAACCGTGGCGTACCAGGTCGAAGCCGCTAAATAGGTCGTGGAATATGTGGCCCTTTAATTTCGGGTCATTCTCCAGGATGGCTATTATATTTTTTGCCGTTGATTTTATGGTGCCTTTGCGGTCATAATCTAAACCCTCCATCCAGGCGGTATCGTTAGTGTCCGCGTTGTCGCTAATATCTACGTCGTCGAAATCGTCGTTAATATCCGCCTGGCGTTCTTTTGTTAATAGTACGCGCACGTTCTTATCTTTAGCGGCAAAATCCTGCATCTTAATGTAGGATGGCAGGCGCGTAATATCTGTTACTTTCGTTCCCTCATCTTCTACACCGTATAGATGGATGCGTACCAGGTCGAAAGCATTACATAGCTGCCTACTGGCCGGGTCTGTTTCGTGGTGGCTATAAGCAAATTTGCCCTCATAGCATACCAGGCCACCGGCTACGCTTCCCAGCTTATAAGTGTAGCGGTTATCTGCGGCCGTCTTTTCGTATTTGTCCGCCAGGAATTTATCTATAGCATCTTCTATGGTATATGCACGGCAGAAAGCGCCTATTAGTCCGGGTTTTTCCGTTGGTTCTCCGGCCTTTCGTATTTCGTGTGCTATAATATTGCCCTCTCTGCTCGATACCGGCCACTCTGAAACGTCGTGATAGTCCCTGTACGTATTGAGTATCTTATCTACATTACAGGCTTTCCCGTCCTGGTACTCGAAAACATAGGGCGCATCTTTACTGGTAGATGGCCAGTAAAACAGGCGCGGTAATTCGTACGTGGTATCGTCGAATAAGTCTATACCTATTTCGGCGGCTATCTTACGGCATAGCGGCTCATACTCCGCCGGGCTTACCTGGCGGCTTAGCGGAAATACCAGGCGAAATCGCGGCTTTTCGTCGTTATGCTTATGCGTGCTGTATAGCATCGCCGCGAAATCGTATGCCATTGTAAAATCATCCCACACGTTAGCCGTGCCGTAATCTATATCCAGGGTCGCTACAGTGCGATACATAACGTTAGCATTTTTGCGGGTTCCTCCGGATAGATAGCCGCCCACAAATCCGCCTACATCTTTTATATTGCTTTGTTCGTCCCTGGCCATTTTGGCATATTCTTTGGCGGTTTCTCCGGTACGCCTCGTGTCGGCGCACCGGTTTAATAACTCGCTCCACTTCCAGCGGCGGTTTTTCCATTTCTTAGCTAAGCGGCTATGCGCTGTAGCTATGTCTATTTCTATATCGTGCTTAATTTCTATCATAGTTGATGCTTGTTAAGTACTTCCTTAAAGTGCGGTATGTCTTTGGCATCCGCGCAGATGGTAACTAATCTAACGCCTTTATCTGCTTTGCGTACGTATGCGTTATATGGTATTTCCTCTTTATCCAGGATTCCGTATAATGCGCGCAGCGCGTCGCAGGGTACGTTAGCGCTTACCTTTGAATTAAAATCTTTTGTCATAGCCGCGATATTAATGTATAATAGATTCGTTTGATATGATTCATACCTTTGAGGCGTGCACGGCGATACGTAGGATAATCGCAAATATCGTCGTAGCCGCCTTTTAGGTATTCAGTAAATAACTTATTCATCGCCGCCACTTTCTTTGCTACGGTGGTCGTTGCAGGCATCCTGGCCAGCGTCTACTATATTGTCTGTTATCTCGCACGTTCCTACGTCGTCGGCGTCCGCACGGTAAAACAGACACGATTTACAGTTTTCGCATTTATCGTTCATATCTTAGCCTCCAGCATATTAAATAGGTCGTTGGCTCTCTTTTTAATAAAGGCGCGCGTATCTCCGTCGGATATATCGCAGCTTTCACGCCATACGGTTATCCATACAAATAGTACTTTAATCTGTAGCCGTATTACGTATGTTATCGGCAGGTCTTTGCAGGCTTCTAATAATGCCTGGTTAATAACGGCGATTTCTTCCGGGTTTCCGTGCGTGGCGTTAGCTAATTGCTGTGCGATGGCGCGCGTATCTTCTATTTCTTCGGTTACGCGTGCACTGCTTCTATAACTGTTTATTGCTTTCATTTTAAAATGGGTTTTAAGTGCCCGGCTTTCGCCGGGCAAAGGTTAAACTTTAACTATTAACAATTAATAAATAAATGCTGACACTGGCCGTACGTGAAGCGCGTTCGTGGCCTTAGCGTTGCCGCCCATATAGCCGCTGCCGAGGCCCAGAAGCCAGGCGCTCGTCGCGCTGTTCTCGGTAGACGTCCAGTACCATTCATCGGCTATAGGTTCACCGCCTACGGCTTCCAGTGCTTCGTTAAGTGCTTTTTTGTGTAGGTAGATAAGATACATTTCACCTACTGCGGGTATGTACTGGCCAGCTTCTAACTTAATGTCCTCATTAAGCCTTATTTCTTCCAGGTGCTTAGTATTAGCTTTTCCGTTCCAGTCCGCTACGGCATCCGTGCAGTTATTAATATAACCGTCGTACTTCGTTTTGTCCTCTTTATCCGTTAGGACTATATCCTTGCCGTCTGCCGCGTCCTTTAGCGCTACCGCGATAGATTTACTACCCAGCTTAATGCCTACTGCTACGCAGTCTTTTTTGTTGCATCCCGGCGCAAATAATACCGGTTTACCTGTTTTCTTAATTAGGTAGATGCCGTCGGCCATTTCGCTTGGTGTTGCCTGGTTAGCTGGTTCTTTACTGTCGGCCATTACGAAATCGTATGCCTTTTGCGCGTTCTCTACATCGGCGTGGTTCATAACCAAAAGCGCCATCTTAATTTTTTGAATTTCATTTAATTCCATAATACTAATTTTTATATGTGATACATTCTGATTTTTTTCTTTACTTCGTCGTAGATGCTTTCCGATACGGCGGCGTTAAAATCTTCGCCCGTCTCGCTTAATACTTCATCGCCGTTGGCGGCTCCGTATTCGTGCATCCATACTAAACACTTTGTGCCGTTTGATAATTCCAGGATAAACGGGTTATCGTGCCCGTTGTTTATTAGCGGCTTTTCATCCTGGCTACAGGACACTACGTAATTAGGGTTAAACTCTATATAGCCGTCGCCGGCAGCCCAGTACTTAGCGCCGTATCTCTTAATAGCGGCGTAGCGAAATCTTAAAAAACGTTTGTTCATAATACTTTCTTTTTAAATCTGTATTCCTTGCCTATTTCGTTGCCCGGCTTAAAGGTTCCGGGATAACCTTTTATTTTGCTGGCGCTGTGCGCCCACTGTCGTCGCTCATTCCAAACATTTAATAGCCAGGTCTTATCTTTTGTTAGTCCTAATTGCCTGGCTTTTCGTATCATAGTTCTAAGACTAACGCCCAGTATTCCGGCTAATTCCTCGTTAAATGTAGTAGGGTAATATCGCGTAATAGTGGCTATCATATCGGCGTTCCAAAATATCGCGGTACTACGTCCGTTAGTGTGCATTATTCGTCCGCATTTAGGGCTATATCTTGTTATGGGTTTTCTTTTTTCGTACATAGCTTAATCTTTTAGATAGTACGGCGTGGAATATCCAGCGCCTTTTAGTGGTAAATCCTGGCACCAGGCTATCGGCTCGCTAAATAAAGCCTCAACGCTTTGCAGCGTTTGGCTTGGCTTAGCTTCTACTATAATTTCGTCGTGGATATGAAATACTACATCTAAATCGCGTTCGCGGGCGCGTAGTATTACTATGCCTAATATGTCGCGGGCGATGGCCTGTACTATGTTTTCCACCAACTTGCCGCCGTATGTCCGGATAGTGCCCCATTTCTTTGTAGTCTGGTTTAAGCCCTCATATTCTATTACTTCGCGGCTTTCTCTCCAGCGGTCGGATTCTTCGCCTATTCCTACACGTGGATAACAAATCGTGCGCCCGGATGGCAGCGTTATAGTAAGCATACCCAGGCGTTTACCTATTACTATGCCGCGGTTAATCTGTACGTCTTTACCTGTCTTAATAGCCGTGTAGGCGGCTTTCTCTACGATGGCCCAAAGGCGCACGATATGCGGGTTAGCTTCGCGCCACTTGTTAACGGTGTCCTTTTCTTCATCCTCTGTTAGTCCCAGGCGTGCACCGCCCATAACTTCTAAGGCTGATACGCCACCACCGTAACCTAACGCCAATGTGGCTATTTTCCCTTTTTGTCTTAGTTCGCTGTTTTGTCCGTGTTTTTCTACCGGCTTATTAAACATCTTAGACGCTGTTGCGCAGTATATATCGCCCCCAGCTTTAAATACGTCCAATACCCAGTTCTCGCCCGCTAACCAGGCTATAACGCGGCACTCGATAGCGCTAAAATCGCATACGTGAAACGTGCATCCTGGTTTAGCTATAAACGCCGTGCGTATTAGTTCGCTAAGTACCTGGGTAACGTTATCGTAGTTTAGTTCAAACTCATCTAAATCGCCCTGGCGTACTAAATAGCGTGCATCGTCCAGGCTGTCTAAGTGATTTTGCGGCAGGTTTTGTAATTGCACCAGGCGGCCAGCCCAGCGGCCAGTACGCGCGGCGCCATAAAATTGCAAAAGCCCGTGTACGCGTCCGTCCTCGCATACGCAGCTAAGCATAGCGCTGTACTTCTTATTACTTGTTTTTCCCATTTCTTTACGTAGGGCTAAGACTTTTTGCGCCTTTGGCCAGTATATTAGCTGCTTATCCAGGTCGTCCAGGTTCTTTTTGTTTAGGTTTTCTATTGTTAAGCCGGTGGCCTTGCTAATGTAGGTTTTAATCTGCGATGGGCTGTTAGGGTTATCCATACCGGTTAGCGCCTGGGCTTCTTTTAATAGCTGTGCTTTGTATTCAGTGTCGAAGCGTTCGGCGGCCTCAACTAATGGGCGGTCTATCATAACGCCGCGGTCGTTTATCTCCTGGTCGGCGGTGTATAATTCTTCGTCAAATTTTGGTACGTCCAGGCGTCGTACTTTGGCTAAAATAGCCTGCTCTACTTCTACGTCTCGGATATTATAAGACTTAAATACGGCCCACTTATCGGGATAGTCGGCAGGTAAATGCCTGTTAGGATTCTTACCGGTGGTAAATAAGTCGGCGCTATCTTTTTTTACGGATTTAGCCGGTACCGAAAAGAAACGTATTAGGGCTTTACCCTCTGTCATTTTTTGCTGCTCCAGGTTAAGCACTTCACCGCATTGCGCCAGTGATAACGGTAAGCCCATACGTGCAGCGCGTACCATTGTGCAGCGCCATTGTGCAGCGTCTAAATGCTGGCCGTAGTATTTGCCCAGGCATATACGCTCAAAGGATGCGTTAAACGCCGTTTTAATTATAGTAGGGTCTGTTAATGCCTGGCGTATATCTTCCGGCAAAGATTCTCCCAGGGCGAAATCTACGCACTTAACCGGGCCGCCATCTTCGCTATACGAAAATAGTAGTATAGTAAAATCGGGTGCCTCGACGTATTTATATACGCCGCAGTTAACCAGGTCGTTACTACTGTATGTTTCTATGTCTATGCCTAATTCTTTCATACGTGATTTATTAAAAGCGCCGCCGGGCCTCACGGATGGGCGACGCGTAACAATTTGTTATTAATTATAAATTATAAATCTTCGTCGTCCTCATCGTCGATGCCGGCAAAATCGGTCTCGGCTGATACACGGCCGCCCAGGTGTTCGTCGTCCTTAAACTTCATAAGGTTGTTAAGGCCGCACGCTACGCCGCGGTTTCCGCTTACGTCGTAACCAAAGAAAGTAACAGATACGATGGCCCATACACCGCTATACATTTCTTCCTCATCTATGATAGGCACTTTATGTTTGTCTACGATTCCGGGGCGCGTGGTGCTTTTTGCGTTCAGATAAAATTTATCCTCGTAAACATCGTCGTCGTCCTTTTCGTCTCCATCGCGTAACGGCATATCCAGTTTTTTAGGCTCTTTGCCGTTCCACTTACTTACTATAGCGGACTTCTTGGCAGCCTCTATAGCTTCTTTAATAGCTTTTATGGTCTCGGCCTCATCCTTTGGGATAAGTACGTTAGTCATATACTTGCCGTTGTCTGTATCACCGTCGGGCGCATACTTGGCAAATACGTGTGTGTAACTAAGGCGGCAGGGGCCAAATACTACTTTGTTCTCTTTTACGATTGGCTTAATCATAACTTTAAAATTTTAATTGTTAAACGTTTATATTTTTGAAATCATCGGCCGCGGCATTGTAAGCCGGGCGTTTGTCCGTTTCGGGTACCAGGGTAGGTTTTCCCTGCGGTTTGTCGATATAATCTGCGCATAGCGTAGCAAATCGTTTTTTACCGCAAAGTTTCTCCAGGTCTGTAATAGTTCTAAGTTCCGCGGGTTTCAGATAGTCGCTTTCGTCGTAGCCGTTGTTTTCCAGGATGCTACCTACTTTGTCGGCATCTGTTATCTTTCGGTTGCTTCTTCCCTCGACTATCTTATAGCCGTCGTATTCAATACCCGCCAGGGCTTGAGTTAACGCGTATTCTTCTATTCCAGCTAACCAGGTCTTAATAGTTGCTATGCGCGGTAATATGATACTTTGCATATCGTCTTTGCTCACTAACTTAGGGTCGTCAAAATTACCTGCGGTTTCTACGCATTGCATCGCCAGGGCTTTGCAGTTGCATTTTACGCGGCAAAATTGGCACCATTCGCCAGGCATTTGCTTACCGTTGCCGTCGTAGGCTTCTTTGGCTTTAGGCGCTAATTTCAGTGCGGCCCATTTAAGTAGGTCAACTGTAGTTAATTCGTACTCGCTAAGATTATCTATACGTGGCTGTACGATGGTCATACGCACCCGGTTAATGTTGTATTCAAAGCTGTAGGCCTCATACGCGCCCAGGGCATAAATCATCATTTGCGGGTTTTCCTCGGCCGATACGCGTACACCTTTGCCGTACTTAAAATCTATAATCTCCAGGCATCCGTCTGCGATAATTATAGCGTCCGCGGTTCCGAAAGCATCCGGCACGTACTTTGAAAAATCTAACCTGGTTTCGATACGTAGCTGCGCGTCCCGTGTCTTAGTGCGTGCGGCGTTGTATTTTTCCATTATGATAGTGTAGTAGGTGTCCGTATATTCGTCCATTTCTCCCGTATGGTATTCGGCATCTAATTGCTTAAATTCTTCTACTTCGCCATCGGTAGGCAGGCCAAAATTAATCTTTAACTTGTAGGCGCAGTAGGCGTGCGCCAGGGTGCCCTCCTGGGCGTAGGTCGTTTCTTTGTCCGGGGCGTTAGCCTCCAGGCGCGGCGCTGCCGTGCAGTTCATCCAGCGATGGGCGGCGGATGGGCTTAATAATGCGTGTGTACCTGGCATATTAGTAAGGGCATTTAGTTGTTATAGTTCCGTCGTCACCTATTACCAATTCGTCGCACTGCTTAATAAACGATTCGCGTTTGTCGGCAGGTAGGGCGCTTGGTTTATCGGCGCCCAGTAGGGCACTAATGTTTTTAAAGCTGGCCGTTAACTGCTTATGGTATTTTTGGTACTTCTCGCCGTCGGTGTTCTCCTTGTAGTCCTCACCCTCGATACGTGTACGTGTGCGGTGCATAGCTGCGCGTACGTCCTCCTCGGTTAACTCCTTTGGCTTTTCCTCTACAGGCGCGGGTGCTGTCTCCGGTGCTGCTTCGGATTCGCTCGCGGGTGCTGTCTCCGGTGCTGCGGTATCGGATTTTGATTTACGCGGTTTGCGTGCTGGCTTTTCCTCTACAGGCGCGGGCGCTGCTTCCGGTACTGGTTCTAAACTTGCAGCTATTACGGGCTGCGATTCTTTGTGCAGGATGGCGTTAACTAACGCTGTTAATTCGGGTGTTACACCTAAATTCACGTGCACGGTAATTTCTAAATTCGTCATAATAAACGGTTTTAATGAAATATGTAGACTGTGATATAAAACATAGTGAAAAGTACCAGGGTAAACGCCGCGGTTATTCCTGCGTCTTTCCATTGTTCTTTATTCCATTTTAGTGGGTTCATCTTTTATGGTTTTAAAATTGTTTCCGTCCTCTGATAAAATATTTTTTCCTCCGAAGCTATCTACCATAATACCACTTGGATAGTAAGTGCCTAAGAAATCCCATTTTCGTAGATATTTGTTATAGCATCGTACTCTTATCCCGCTTTTCTTTTGCTTAGCTAATTCAAAACCTTTTAGTCGCATTTCCCTAAATGTCATTTCTTTGTCTAAAATTTCCTTAAACAAATGTTCAAATTTGAAATGCGATGTGCTTTCGTTATAATGCTTATACTTTAAATCGCTCATAATCTTAAAATATTAAAGGTACATACTTTGCCAGCACTTAATTATATCGGCGCCGGTGGTTACTTTTTGGTTTCCCGCTTTACGCACACGAAAGCGTATTAAGTTGTTAGCCTCATATCGCTTAATCGTATGCCTTTCTACGCGCAGCGCTTCGGCTGCCTGTTTCTGTGTGTACAGGCCTGCGGGTTCTACTTCGGGGCGTGTCGTTATCATATCGGATTTTTTGTTATGGTTAATCGGTTGTTAACGTAGTCAGTCTGTACGCTATATTTGCAGTGCTCTAAGTTTTGCACCTGGTAGGCCGTAGTTTTTCCATTGTCGCACGCCTGTGCGCTCGGCAAAGTAAACGTGCGGGTTTCACCTACGGCCATTGCCCGCAAATGCTCTCTTGTTACTTTTTCAATTTTTGCCATAATTGCCAAATTTTATTAATTCTACTTATTTACTTACTTATATCTTTGGCGGAAAGAAAAAACTATCGTATATTTGCAGTTGGGATTGTTGTATTGGGCAAATATGCTCGATAGTTTTTTCTTATGTCGCTTCCTACTTACTTATATCGGTGGCAAAGATACGGTATTACTTGGTATTACCAAAATTTTTTTAGTGAAAGGATTGGTATTTAATAGTATTTAACAGTAAATAGTAGATTTATGGAGCAAATAGATGTGGTCGAAAGACTAAAAACCTTTATGGAATTTGATTGTAGTACGCCCGCCAGCTTTGCTAAGATGGCCGGTGTAGATGCTTCTAACTTCGCTAAAATGTTAGATGGTAAACAAAACATTACTAAGCAAACACTTAAAAAGTTAGCGGATGCACATTCTATTAATATGTCCTGGCTGCTAACTGGCAAAGGTGATATGCTTATAGCTTCTAACGGCTCGGCTATTAATACTGGTGCCGGTGGTGTTGCTAAGGTAGAAGCGCACGGCGATATAATAGCCGTGTACGAAAAGTTAGTAACAGAATTACGGGCCGACAAAGCCAGGTTAATAGAGCAAAACGAAAAGCTAATACAAATGTTAGCCGATAAAAAATAAAGCGTATGAAAAAAGCGATTGTTATTTTAGCCGTTATACTATCAGCTATAACGGCCAGTGCTCAAACAGATAGTATAGGCGTTTACGCATATACGGATGGCGCGTATAAATCTGTAACGCCCATACATTACCAGCAAATTAAAATAGGTATAGGCAAAGCGGCTAATATTTTTGGCGGTTCTACCAGTTCCAACCGATTTAACGGTGCAGCTAAATTTAGGCTGTTTTTTGGCTCGGTATCACCGGATAAACTACAAACGTATTTTACCTTTACTAATGCCTATGGCATCGGCGATTATGGCATCGGCGAATTTAAAGTTAAAAAAGATAGTAGGCAGTTAGCCACCGTCCGCGGCTCTATCTTTGGTATGAAAAGCGGTACTACAAAATCAGATAACGTAAACGTACATACCGATACTGTACGCCCTGGCGTTTATGATATAACCGTAACCGGTAAGCCTGGCGAATATTGTATTATGGTTACGCGCGATGGCGCGGGCGCATACTACGGCGTCTATGATTTTACTATAGAAAAATAGGCGAAAATTCAGCAAACAATTTTTATAATAACTTAAATATATGAATATCAATGACTTATACTAAGCCCACTATACCAAATGGGGATAATCATATAATTATTGTCCAAATATAAGCATTTTAAATGATTTCCAATCTTGCAAAACCATCTATTTTAAAGAAATTCTTGGCGTATTCACAAAATTCTTTGTATCTTTGCAATCGAAACATCAAGAGCACTTTAATGTGCACCAACCGAGCTCCCTCGTTATGCTACGGTGGTAAAAAGATGTGAGTTAAGGCATTTAACTAAAATTATAACGTTATGCAGCATTTTAAAAAGATTGTGCTTAATGTTCCTCATGCATCCATAGAGGGACTTTGTGACCCACAACTTAGTTTTTGGGCTCTCTCGCCAGCATTCTATAACGAATGCATATTAAAATGGACGGACTGGTATACGGACTACATCTTTTCTTGCCCAAAATACAATCGAATAGAAATGGTTCGATTCCCATTTTCACGATTCATTGTAGACGCAGAAAGACTTTGGAATGATCCTATGGAAAATATCGGTCAAGGAATTGTCTACACAGACTTTGAAATGTATCATCGGCATATTTCTGACACCTCAATTATAAAAGGACTTCGTCAGTGCTGGGTAAGACACCAGGAGAATCTAGCGAACCATCTTAGCGAGGATTCTCTGCTCATCGATTGCCATTCGTTTCCAGAACAGCTAAGCAGCATTGACATCTGCATCGGTTATAATGAAGATTGGTCGAAACCGAATGATGAAACTATTGACATCATATCCCACATATTCAGCCAAGAAGGCTATCACGTTGGTATTAATCAGCCCTATTCTAACTCTATAACTCCTTCAGCACCATTTCAATATAAATCACTAATGATAGAGGTGAACAAAAGAACTTATCTTCAAGAAAGTTCTCTATTTTTGGATGAAGCGAAATTTACAAGGTTAAAGGAAACCATTCATAAGGTATATCAGCGTATCATATCAAATAATAAAGTTATCTGATATGCAACCTTGCAAATGTTTCGTTGAGATGAACTTACGAAAGGATCTTATATCTTTGCACTCGTGAAGGAACTATATGCCAAAGGAAAACGATAGGCCGATATCACCAATTAGCTCTGCACCGCTAGTCCAAATTATCAAATTTATTGTGAAAATAGCATTTGCTTCATTCATTTTATTCACTTATGAATAATGAATAAAAAGTTAAAAAAATTAACTATGGACACAGACTTTTGGAAGGCATTGCCTGTAAAAGCGGCAATCTGTCCTATCATTTTATTCACTTTATGCAGATTATTCACTTTATTCATTTATTCACCTGTGAATAATGAATAAAAAGTTAAAAGAATTAACTATGAACAAAGAGTTTTGGAAGAGGTGAAGTCAACAAGCAAGTGCAAATTTAATCAATAAGTTTTAGGAAACAAAATCTTGGCGTAAAAAAGTTCAGTTTTTCTCTTGGTCTGGAATTCAGTTTACGGCAAATTCTGCAGAGATAATTG